TGGGTGCCGCGTCTAATTGACTTTCATGAACATAACTGCTACAATAGACTAACTGCTAAGTAAAGCACTACAAGTTCAAGGAGTCAAAATGGCTAAATTATCACCAGAGAATGTTGCACGACTAAAACAGTTGATTGCAGATGGAGTTCAGGTATTACAGGAATGTGAGGATCTGAAAGAGGGATTGAGCGAGACAGTAAAAGCTATCGCTGAAGAACTAGAAGTAAAACCCGGTCAGTTAAACAAGCTTATCAAAATCTGCCAGAAGGGAGATATGAATGATAAGAGGGAAGCATTCGACGAACTCGAAGAACTATATAAGGCCGGGGGCCTGGGTTAATGTACGTTGACGCCTTATTTAAACGGGGCGGAGATACTGAAGTAATTAAGATTGTAGAAAGAGTTAACGGTAAGCGTGTTTATCGTGAGTTCCAACCTGATTACCATTTCTTTCTCAGCGACCCGAAGGGTTCACACAAGACTATTTACGGTGATACCGTAAAGAAGATTGTACCGCGCACCTACATTGAAAAACAAAAACTAATAAAGACATTATCGGGTAATGTAAGAAAATGGGAATCAGATGTTGATCCTATTTTCCGTTCACTTGAGCACAATTATCACAATGGTGATGCTCCTGCGTTAAACGTAGCATTTTTCGACATTGAAACTAGCTTCGATAAAGAAGAAGGCTGGTCAGATGCTGCTGATGCTGACAACTACATTACTGCTATATCGGTTCATCTGCAATGGCTAGATGAGATTATCTGTTTAGCATTTCCACCAGAAACATTGACATGGGAAGAAGCATCGGCAATTGCTGAAGAAGTAGGTAATACAGTATTATTTAAAACAGAAGCAGAAATGCTTAATGCCTTTATAGACATTGTCGAAGATGCTGATGTATTATCGGGATGGAACAGTGAACCATATGATATTCCATATGTTGTAAATCGTATAAAGAAAGTCCTAGGTAAAAACGAAGCTAGACGATTGTGTCTTTGGGAACAGATGCCCAAGGAACGTAAGTTTGAACGTGGCGGTCGTGAAGCGTTTACTTATGATTTGATTGGTCGCATTTCTATAGATTACATGGCAATCTATAAAAAGTACAACTACGAAGAACGTCACAGCTATACGCTCAATGCTATTGCAGAAATTGAATTAGGCGAAACAAAGATTCAGTACGAAGGCACGCTAGACGAATTGTATAACGATGACTTTAAAAAGTTCTTGGAATACAATTTACAAGATACACGTCTGCTAGATAAACTAGATAAGAAACTTCAATTCATTGACTTGGCAAATTCTATCGCGCATTCGAGTTGCGTATTAATCCAAACAACAATGGGTGCAGTAGCAGTTACTGACCAAAATGTCTTAATGGAAGCTCATAACAATAATATGATCTGTCCAGATAAGAAGCATGGTCACGAAGAGACAGCAAGCCGCGCAGCAGGTGGGTGGGTTGCAACTCCTAGAAAGGGATTCCATAGATGGATAGGTAGTACTGACATGAAGTCACTATATCCATCTGTTATTAGAACTCTAAATATGAGTCCAGAAATGATTATTGGGCAGATTAGATTAGATCGTACCAATGAGGCAATCGCAATTTGGGAAGCAAAAGGCGGTAAACATACATTTGCGGCTTGGTGGAATGATAGATTCCACGTACTAGAAATGGAAGACTTCTATAACGAAGATATTGGCAATAAATTAATACTCGATATGGAAGATGGTTCTGAATTTGAGATGACAGGCAAAGAGCTTCACGACTTAATCTTTGAGAGTGGACAACCCTGGTGTATCAGCGCCAATGGTACAATCTTTAAGACAGATAAGGAAGGTGTAATTCCTAGTCTGCTAACTCGCTGGTATAATGAGCGTAAGGTACTGCAGGGTATTATGACAAACTACACTGACATTGAAGACAATGCCAAGATAGAAGGTGTAAAGGTGCCCGTGGAATTGTTCACAAACAATGACATTAGCGATGCTGAACTAAAAGCCAATCCCTATTTAGATGCCGAGTCATACAGGCCTAAAAAATTAAAGGAACTCATCACAGAAGGCCATACAAAGCGTGTTATTCAGTACATGAATCAGCACAATCTAATGGTTAAGGATGGTAAGGCAATTCATAGAGATCAAAAGGACTTAAAGCGTATTATTGGTTTCTGGGATAAACGTCAATTGGTTAAGAAGATTAACTTAAATTCTGCATACGGCGCCTTGTTGAATGCTGGTAGCAGATTCTTCGACCAACGTCTAGGTCAATCAACCACACTAACTGGTAGAACAATTACCAAACACATGGCGGCTAAGACAAATGAAATGATGACGGGTGAATATGATCACTACGGTAAGTCTATCGTATATGGAGATACAGACTCGTGCTATTTCTCTGCATATCCGATTCTTAAGGAAGAGATTGAGCATGGTGATATTTTGTGGACTAAGGAAAGTATTGTAGATCTTTACAATGACCTGGCGAAAGCAGTTTCCGCAACCTTCCCAGAATTCTTGTTGAGTAATCTAAATGTACCAATTAAGCGTTCAACTGGTGTAATTGCAAGTTCTCGTGAAACTGTTTCTGAATCAGGTATTTGGATTGTTAAGAAGCGTTATGCTTGTTTGATGTATGATAAGGATGGTATTAGACTTGACGTGGGTGGTAAGGTAGGTAAGGTAAAGGCTATGGGACTTGATTTGAAGCGTGCAGATACACCAAAATTCGTGCAACAGTTCCTTAGTGAGATCCTAATGGATACACTAACGGATAAGGGCGAAAATGCAGTTATTGAAAAAGTGCGTTTATTTAAGGAAAAGTTCGAAGACATGAAGCCATGGCAGCAAGGTACTCCACGTGCAGTCAATAAACTTACTCACTATAGAGAAAAATTGGAAGAAGCAGGTCGTCAGAAGCTAAAAGGTATTGCAGTAGGTAACCTACATGTACCGGGCCACGTTACAGCAAGTCTGGCATGGAATAGATTAAAAGAAGTTCACATGGACCAACATGCAATGAAGATTATCGATGGACAGAAGATTATTGTATGCAAGCTAAAAGAAACATCCGAAAATAGACTCACAAGTATTGCATATCCGGTAGACGAAGTACATTTGCCAGAATGGTTTTTAAGTTTACCGTTTGACAGCGAAGATATGATGGCAGGTATTGTAGATAAAAAGGTTGAAAACTTGCTGGGTGTTCTTAAATGGGATTTGAGTAGGACCAATAAAGAACACGCACATTTAGAAACGCTGTTTGACTTCAGCAAGATGTGAAACGTTTGACATTCGTTACACAATAATATACACTAAACAAAAGGAGATCTTATATGTTATTAGATTCATTAAAAGATATTATCAAGCACACAAATTCATTGGGCTTCATTGATATGGTAAAACTTGTAGGTTCAGCGGCGGATGCAAAGATTGAAGCAATCGATGTAGACAAAACTGTGGTTGTATTTGGTAGTATGTATCAACCTATTGCAGGCATTGATACAACAGTAGGATTAGCACGTATTGCTGTCTTAAAGGGATGGATTGACTTTCCTGTATTTTCTGGAGATAAGGCAACTGCTGATATCGTTACAGAATTACGCAATAGTGTAACTGTTCCAACAGGTATTAAGTTTACTAGTGGTACAGGACATACTGCAGATTATAGATTCATGAGTGAAGCTATGGTCAATGAGCAGATTAAGGTTCCACCATTCAAGGGTGCAACATGGAATTTAACAATTGTTCCAGAAAAGAAGAAGATTGCAGAGCTTGCATATTGCCAGGGTGTTATTGGTGGATTCGAAAAGCGTTTCACAGTAAGCGTTGATAAGGGTACACTAAACTTTAGCGTTGGCAGCGGTCCCACAGAAAAGACTACTGTTCCATTTGCCGAGAATGTAACTGGTACAATGAAGCATCAATGGTCTTGGCCACTATCTCAGGTTCTTAGTATTCTGAAGTTGAGCGAAACTGCTTCAACTACGACTATGAACTTCTCTGATATGGGTGCATTGAAGATTGACATTGATAGTGGTATCGGGAAATATTCCTATATTCTTCCAGCAGGCAAGGCTTAAAATCTAAATACAATATGGCAAACAAAGTAAACTTCTCTGAAAGACACGACGAGGGTGGTTGGGCAAAATATTTGCCAGCCATTAGCGGATTCTATACGACACACCTGGGCAAAGCAGAGGCAGATCCCGAGTTTGTCCCCGAATCTCGTGTTCCTAAAAAGTTCGAACTAGGTATCAAGGGACTGGACTTTTTAAAGGGTCCAGAAGAAGCCTACTTCAGTTATAAGTATGGATTGTATTCTGCGGGTCACGCCGAGAGAAATCTAACAAAATGCGATGATAGGGAACCTATGATTCACAAGCGTGATCGTAAGAATACGATTCTAGTTGGTGACTCGGGTGGATTTCAGATTGCAACAGGTGTTATTAAACTCGACTGGGCAAATGTTAAAGGTGCAGCAGGCGATAAGCTTAGAGAAGAAATTCTACGATATCTAGAACATACATCAGATTGGTCAATGACATTAGACGTTCCGGCGTTTGCGGCAGTTGGTGCATTAAGTGAAAAGACTGGTCTAAAGACATTTGAAGAAACACTTGATATTACACTTCATAATCTTGATTATTTTATGAAACATCGTATTCCGGGTGCAACGAAATTCCTAAATGTGTTGAGCGGAAGTTCAAGGGAAAATTCTAAGACTTGGTTCGATGCAACTATCCCATATAGCATCCCAGAGACTGTAGAAGCAATGGGTCACACAGTAGATAGAACTTTTGAAGGCTATGCTTTCGCTGGTATCAATATGCGTGATATGACTTGCGTGCTTGATAGACTATTAGACTTAATTGAATTAGATGCACTGAAGGATAAGGATTGGATTCACTTCCTGGGAATCGGCAGACTTGATTGGGCTTGTTATCTAACAACCATCGAAAGATCACTAAGACAACATTATAATCCAAATATTAATGTTAGCTTTGATGCTGCATCACCATTTGTTGCGGCCGGCGGTTATGCATTGAGTTACGATTATAATTATTTCACTCCACAGAAGTTAACTTACTCTATGGGTCGTGGATTAGATAATAAGGCTCTAAAAGGATCGAAGTTAGCAATGCCTTTCCAGGGACCTATTATGGAAAGACTGACTGTTGGTGATATCTGCGTTATGGGACCTACTGATAAGAACAAGCACGATAAGATTGGTAAGACAAGTTGGGATACTACTTCATATGCACTGATTATGGCACATAATGTATATAACCATATTCAAGCAATACAAGAAGTAAACAGATTGGCCGATATTGAAGATATCAAGGGATATTCTTATCTAGACTTACCTACGCTAGATACTCGTAGTTCAAAGATGGTTGGTGAACATCTTCCGATTACTATTCCATTAATTAGGGATCTTATTAGAGTTGTCCTTGATCCTAACACAAAGAATGCCAGAGATATACTCCGAAATTATGATAGATACTTGTTGAATGTCGGATTTAAGGAAAACAAGCATTCAGATATGGCAGAGATGATGAATCGTCATGATGATATTGAAATTGATGATGAATCGTCTATTAGAGATAATGAATGAGAAACTACAGAAACAACTTAGTTCCTTAGAGAATCTGATCGGAACACAGTCGGATTCTGTGTATGTAGGTGGTTCGGGCGTAAACTATATGCACGGCATGCTAAATGGGCTCATATGTGCCCATTCAGTGTTTGCAGAATGTGAACCGGCATTTGTTGAACGACCTCCTAGGCGATGGGACTCGAAAATAAGACACAAAAGTCAGCAACCGAAAAGAAGGAAATAAATGACAAAGAAAATATGTATCTATCATGGCAACTGTGCCGATGGATTTACAGCAGCATGGGTTGTACGAAGAGCGTTGGGTGAAGACGTTGAATTTCATGCAGGAGTATATCAAACACCACCACCAGATGTAACCAAGGCAGATGTCTATATTGTAGACTTTGCATATAAGCGGCCAGTAATGGAAGAGA